TGGTTCGGCCCCAATAACGAAGAATTCGCCTGCCCGTGTTGCGGCCTGAATATTGTCGATCCCCTCTTCGTAGCTATCTGCGACCGCGTCCGCGACGAACTCGGGATCCCTCTCCTCATCACCTCCGGCTCCCGATGCGCCGCCCATAACGACGCCGTCGGAGGCGCTCCCCACTCCGCCCACCTCGCCGGACCGGACGGCAAATCTCACGCCGCCGATATCCGATGTAACAACGATATCCTCAGAGCGAAGATGCGCGAGCGATTCGCTGACTACGGCATAACCCGATTCGAGGTCTCGAACAAGCACCTACACGCCGATAACGCCTGGTATCTCCCCGGCCCGATCCTCGCGGCCGTGACCTTCACCGGAGCCAATCCAGAGAGCGGAGGATAAAATGCTCCTCAAACTAAAAGCATTCCTCGAGAACACCTTCGCCTCGAAAGTGGGGAATGGATTCGCCTTCCTCCTCTACTTCGCCCTCACGTTTACCTACGCCCTGATCGCAAAAGCCCCGTTCCTCGAACTCGCCTCCGCCCTCTTCGCCGGGCTCGGCGTCCAAACCGGCCAGCGCACATATACCCAGGTCAAACTGACCAAAGCAGGATGCCCTCCTCCCCCAGAGGATCCCAAGTGAAAAGCTCCCTCACCTCCCTCCTCCTCGCCCTCGCCATCCTCGCCTTAGGATTCGGAGCCGGATACTTTACCGCCTCAAAACCCAACGGCCCCGACCCCGCCTACTGGATCGAGCGCTCCGCATACAATCGCGACCTCGCCCTCGCCAACTCCCAGACCCAGGCCTCCCTCGCCATCATCGCCGAGAGAGATCAGAAAAACGCCGAGCTCCTCTCCTGCCTCGCTACCGCCAAGCAAAAGATATCCGATCTCAAGGCGGCCTCCGCATCACAAAGCCTTACGGGGCGCGAATTATCAGAGCAAAACGCCCGTCTCAAGGCAGACGCGCAAGCCGCCATCGACGCCAACCCGGCCCTCCGGGCGCTCATAGATAACTTCGACCTCCGATGCGCCAACTACGAATCACAACTCTCCCTCCTCGCTCAACAGATCTCCGAGCTCGAGCACGGCCTATCCGCCGCCCAAGAACTCGGCCTATCTATCCAAACCCAGCGCGACGAATGGAAAGCGAACTACGAGAGAGAGCACGCCCTCCGCCTCACCTCCGACGCGCTCCGCCTCGGCCTCGAGAAAAAAACACGATCCAACAATTTATGGTCAAAAGTCGGAAAGGCGTCCGCCTTCGGATTGGCGATATGGGGGGGAGCGAAAATCGCGAAAGGAAGAAAGGCGAAATGATAATCGAGCAGATCGCCCAAGCCGCAGGGGCCGCCTCCTCAGGAAACGTCCGCCTCCTCGACGTAGGAGTTATCGCCCTAGTGATCAAGGCCGCCGCGGAGATCGGAACCTCCGCCTTCCGCGCCTATCGAGAGAGATCCAAGGAGAGGCAGGAGTCCGCCCGCGTAGCTATCGAACAAGCAAAGGCGCTCGGGATCTCTCTCTCGAGGCCCCGCAACGGAGAGCCCAAACCCCAGCCGCTGATCGCCGTCGCCTGCCCATCTCATCAAGATCTGGATCGGCGGCTCACGACAAACGAAAACGAAGTGAAGCACATCAACGAGGATCTCCGGGAGATCAAGAGCGACGTGAAGACGATCCTACGAGAGATCAAGAAATGATCGAGAAGACGAAGAGAGCGAGCCCCGCGAAAGACGATCAGGATCGTCCTCCGCTCGGCTCCCTCGAGCCGGTCGCCTTCTCCGCGATCATAAAAAAGCTCGAGGTCAAGACCCTCTGCTCCTGCGACAAGGGGGGGACGCTCGTCCTCGAATTCGATAACCCGAGCGACGATCTGATCTCCGCCATCAATCGGATCCACCGGCCCGACGAGCAGATCATCGTCGCCCTCAAGAGGATAGGGGAATGAGCGGAACGGGGAGGATCGAGAACCTCAACCGGAAGGGCCGCCCGAAGGGCGTGCCTAATAAATTCACCTCTCTCAAATCGTCCTTCCTCGAAACGTTCCAAGCCGTGGGCGGCACGAAAGGCCTCACCGACTGGGTCCAGAAATCGGATCGGAACCGATCCATTTTCTACCAAATGATCACGCGCCTCTTCCCGCAAGAGGTGGAGCTCGGGGGATCCCCGGAGGGGAGCTCGATCAGAATCGAGGTCGTCCACCTCAAGCCTGAGGGCGGCAACGGGAACGGCGGGGAGAAGAAGTGAATCTAAAGCTCCTCCTCTCCGACTCGTTCTTCCCTCTCCTCGAGGTCGCCTCCCGATATCTCGTCCTCTGCGGAGGCCGCGGATCAGGGAAGAGCGAGTTCGCCGCTCGCAAGATCCTCTACCGTTGCGGCCGGGAGGGGCGGCATCGCTTCCTCGTCGTGCGCAAGGTCAGGAAGACGCTCAACGATTCCGTGATCCGGGTCATCCGGGAGATCCTCGCGGCGAATGATATCGTCCACTCCTTCAACAAGAGCGAGCTCTCGATCACGTTCGCCACCTCCCTCGGGATGGCCGAGATCCTCTTCATCGGCCTCGACGATCCAGAGAAAACGAAATCGATGAAGGGGATCACCTCCGCCTGGGTCGAGGAAGCGACGGAGCTCTCTCGCGACGATTTCCTAAAGCTCGATCTCCTCCTCCGGGATCCCGGCCCCGGATATAAACAGATTATCCTCTCGTTCAATCCGCAACAGGTCGAGGCCCCGTGGCTTAAGGAGATGTTCTTTGGGGCGGATCCGAATCCTGACGCCTTCGTTCATCGCTCGACGATCGACGACAATCCTATCGCCGAGGTTCGGGCGAGCTACACGAGGATCCTTGACGGGCTCCGCTCTCAGGACGAGGCCCTCTGGAAGATCGCCCGGCTCGGCGAGTGGGCGGCCCGCTCCGGGCAGATCTACTCGTGGGACGTCGCTCCCCTCCCGGATCTCGCCTTTGACGATATCTGGTGCGGGGGAGATTTCGGCTACTCGGTCGACCCCACCTCGCTCGTCAAGATCTATCGCCGCGCCGACGAGTTCTGGCTCGAGGAGTTGATCTACCGCCCGGGCCTCACGAACCAGGATCTCGCCGCGTTGATGCACGAGCTCGGGCTCGCGGGCCTCACCCACTACTTTGATTCGGCCGAGCCGAAAAGCATCGAGGAGCTCCGCCGCTCGGGGTTCCACGTCCTCCCGGCCGAGAAGGGGCCGGACTCGGTGAGGAGCGGGATCGATTTCCTCCGATCCCAAAAGATCCATATCCTCCCCGGCTCGCCCAATCTCTACCGAGAGCACGGCGGATACTGCTGGAGGAAGGACAAAATGGATCGGCCTCTCCCCGAGCCCGTCAAGTTCGAGGATCATTTGATGGACGCGGTGCGCTACGGAATCTTCTCGCATTGCGCGAGATCGCGCGCGCGGGTCTGGAGTGCAACATGGGGCGCTTAAGAAACCTATTCTCGAGAAAAGAAAACCCGGCCAACCGATCCATATTCGCAACGGTCTCGCCGGGCACGCCGATCTGGACCGACAAGAATTACGCGGCGCTCGAGGAGGCGGGATACCAAAACTGTGCCACCGTATACGCCTGCGTGCGCCTGATCGCCTCGACCGCGAGCCGCATAGACTGGATCCTCGAGGATCGCAACGAGAAGGAGATCGACTCTCACCCTCTGCTCGATCTCCTCGCCCGGCCTAACGGGGAGTTCCAACCGAACGGGGTGAGAGTGGGCGGTGAGAGCGGGCTCCGGCTCACGGAGAAGGTGTTCTCCTTCCTCCTCCTCGCCGGGAACTCCTACCTGACGCGCGTGAGCGGGGTCACGAGCCAGCCGCGATATCTCTACTCGCTCCGGCCGGATAGGATGAAGGTCCTCCCGGGGACGTGGCAGAGTCCGATCGGCGGCTACGAATATCTCGCCGCGGCCCAGCCTGTTCAATTCAAGCCGGAGGACGTTCTCCACCTCACGGAATTTCATCCGCTCAACGACTTTTACGGGCTCTCCCGGCTCGAGGTCGCGGCCCGGCACGTCGATATCTCGAACTCGGCGATGGCGTGGAACGCCTCGCTCCTCCAGAATGATATGCGCCCGAGCGGAGTGATGAACTTCAAGAGTTTGCTATCGGATAAGCAAAAGGATGACATCAGGAGACAGATCGAGTATCGGAGCTCCGGCTATAAAAACGCCGGGAAATTCTTGATCACCGAGGGCGAGGTCGAGTGGCTCCAGATGTCGATGAGCGCGAAAGACGTCGATTGGATTAACGGGCAGAAATATACGATGCGGCAGATCTGCGCAATCTTCGGGATCCCCCCGGAGCTCCTCGGCGACTCGGAGGCGAAGACCTACGCGAATTATCAGGAGGCCCGGAAGGCGCTCTACGAAGAAACGGTTCTCCCGCTGATGGATATCTATACAGCCGATCTTAACGCGTGGCTCGTCCCTCTCTTCGGCGAGGGCCTCGAGCTCGACTATGATCGCGATTCTATCGAGGCGCTTCAGGAGGAGAGAGGCAAGAAATATGCCTATCTCGCGCAGGCCGATTGGCTTTCTATCAACGACAAGCGAGAGGCGACCGGCTACGATAAAATAACT